TCCAGACCGGCGCAGAACCGGCAGAAGGGGCAGGGGACGACATGACGCACGACGCGCTGTAGCGCGCCGTCGAATTCTGGAAATCCAGTCGTCGATTTCTGGAACACTTTAGCGACACACTGCCAAAAGCGCGGCGACTCCAACCATGGCTGCCGCTAACGCATCCATTCGATAATTGGCCATGTACTTTCGTTGCCTGGCTTCAAAAGCATCAAGGGCATCCCAACCCTCAAGAACCGCCTTCTGGCGGCCAAGCGACTTTGATTTTTGGCACCAAATGCTGAACGCGAACATTATGAGTGCCGCTATCGTCAAGCCCAAAGCAAAAACGGTCAGAGCATAGTTGGGGCGCGTGCCATAGCTACCCGGTAGAGGAAGCAAATGTCCCACGAGAGCCGCCCCCAGAAGTACGCCCAAGGCTCTAAATGTATCGGCTGCTGAATCTGAGCGCTGTCTGAACGCAAGTGCCACTGAACGCCTCTCCTGGCATGAATCAGCCCATTTCGCAGGAACCTTGTCTGACTTTGGCGTACCCGATTTCGCATCCACGCTCATGATTTCACTCTCCCAGCTTTGGCGGCGAGATAAGCAGTTCCATAACATGGTGTCTGCCCGGCTTTCGCGTCGACCATACAGTTTTGATCGTGTCGATCGACGCCCAGGCGAAGATGCGGCGCACCTCTGGATGGGCGTTTAAGGACATCAGAAAGCGCCCTTTGAGGCCCCTTAAGGCCTCGCTCAGGCGTTCGAAATCGGGCGGGCCGAAGCAGCCCCGGCCATAGGCGTCCTCGGCGCCCCAATAGGGCGGGTCCAGGTAGAACAGGGTCTCGGCCGTGTCGAAGCGGCGGATGACCCAGGCGAAGTCCCTGTTCTCGATGACGACGCTCGTGAGCCGCTCGGCCGCTGCGGCGATTCGCGCCCGCCAGCGATCGGCGGTGCTGGATTTGACGCTGGCCGGGCTGGCGCAGAAGGCGGTGTTGTCCAGCCGGCCGCCAAATCGGGCGCGCTGCATGAACAGCATCCGGCCGGCGCGTTCCAGATCGGTCAGGTGTTCAGGATCAAGCCTAGCCAGCCGCTCGAACTCCTGGCGTGAGAACGGCGTCGCCAGAATGGTGCGGACCAGCTCGTCGGGATGACGCCGCCAGCAGCGCCAGACGTTCACCAGCTCGCCATTGGCGTCGTTGATCACCTCGACCGGCCGCTTGATCGACCGGCCGAAGAACACGTGCCCAGCACCGGCGAACGGCTCGACATAGACCTGGTGCGGATCTGCATCGATCAGCGCGCCAAGGCGACGGGCGAGGAACCTCTTGCCGCCCGCCCAGCTAGTGAGACCGGGCAGCGGTTTAACGCAGGAATCGGCGGCCATCGGCGCGCTCCTTTTGGGGGCGCTCAGGCGGCTCAATGGCCCTCGGGCGATCTGGGTTTGACAGGTCGATGACCGTATCGCAGCGGCGGCACTTGATCTCGACACGGTCAATGATCGCTCCTGGCTTCAGGCGAAGCAATAGCGCCCGGCACGAAGGGCACCGGGCATCGACAAAACGACTCGACTCCATGGGGGAAATACTCTCGGACTCTCGCCGCCGGTCCGGCCGGTGGCGGGATGCTGAACGGGGCGCGCCCCGTCCGGTGTGCGAGCCCCCAGCTCGCGGTTCACGGCGTTGCCGCGCCGTGGCCCCCGCCTTTATTGCCCGCGGGGATAGGCGGCCATCAGGAGACCCTAAGAGCGTCCTGAGTGACGATTCAGGCGATCCCGTAGAGGCCTTTGAGCCAGTCGAGGATCGTCGTGTGGCCGGTGTCGCTGAGCAGGCCGTTGCCGGCGCAGACCACGCCGCAGGCCGCGTTCGCGCCATCATGCGGCTCGATGTTGGTGGCCGCCGCGCGCCCGCCCAGCTGGGCGAAGCCGCCCAGAAAATGGGCGTCGGGATAGGTGGCGGCCAGCGTGTAGACGAACGTCTGGATGCCGTCGCGATAGAACCTCAGCGTGTCGGCCAGCGGGTCGTGGCGCCAGCTGTAGATGTGCATGGCGGCCGGCGTCGGCTCAGGCCCGGCGAAAGGCAGAACCTGCGTTCCGCCGATGCGGACCTGCAGTCCCTCGTCGGCCGAGATCAGAAGCACGTCGCCATAGCCGGAGTGGCCGGTGTTGAAATTCACCAGCACGCGCACATCGGTGTCGGTGCCGATCTGGGCGCAGACGAAGCCCCAGAACGGCGGATTCTGATCTGAGACCTGAGCGCCATACCCATCGAACTGGGCAGCCTGGTTGCCCAGCCAGCCACGAACGCTGGCGACGCCGCCTAGTGTGACCTTGGGGCCGCCGCCGGTTCCGTACTGCGTCGGGCCGGTCGTCACGACAGGCACGCCGCCGCCGCTCGCCTGGTATTCGATCTGGGCGCGCAGGGCGTCCTGTATGAAGCGCTGGCCGTCGACGACGCGGGCCATCTCTTCGACCGGCATGAACAGCATCCGCGCATCTGCGGCCTGCATGGCGGCCAGGGCCGACGCCATAGCCGTGGCCGGCCTGGTGATCAGGGGCAGGCCTGGGCCGCCTCCGTGCTTGACGACGATGGAATGTGCCATGGACTACCAGCCTCTTTCGGTCAGGCGATTGACGATCCGCGCAGCCAGCCGTTGGTTGCCGAGCGGGACGGTGATGTGGGTGACGTCGGGAATCTGATGCGCTGTCCAGACACCTGCCTGGCGCACGTAGAGCGTGCCGATGGGGTGATCGAGGCCGGCATCGGCGACCGTGCGGATCTGATAGTCCAGATTCGCGCCGCCAGTCGGCAGCCCGGCCGCCGAGCGATAGCCCGTGAAGGCCAGGCTGCCGGGCGTCCACGAGACGGCCGAATAATTGAAGAAATACGAGAACGGCACGATGCCGTAAGTCGTCGCCACCTCGGCCTCTGTCATGCCCGGCCACAGCAGCGCCGGCGTCGACGGCGCGTCGATGCAAAGCTCCTTGCGGGTGTCGAAGACGAAGTCCGGAAACTGCTGCTCCAGGAAATACACGGTCCGGAACATGACGTTGCCGGCGACGTTGCGGGCGAACTGCCCTTCATGGTTCGCCACGACGATGCGGCTGCCGTTGAAGGTGGCGATGTACTGGCCAAGCACGCTCATCAGGATCGCGCGGCGATCGCGAGCGCCCATCAGCGCAACGATCTCGGCATTCGTCTCGTTGGTCTGGTCGGCGTCGCCGACATTGTTCTGGCCGTGCCAGGTGATGACGATCCGGCCGCCGAACGGATCGGCGCGGTTGAACACCAGGTCGCGGAAGATCCCGCGCAGCTGCGACGCCGTGTGCCCGCCATAGCTCTCCGTCGTGATCGCCCGCGTGCCGGCCAGCGCTGCTGTGAGCGACGACACCAGGAAGCCGGGCATGCTGTCGCCGATGAAGAACAGGTCGGCCGATGTCGGCCGGCTCATCTTGCGCTCGATGCGCGAGCGCAGGGCGAGGCCCACGCGGGTGGCCGACTTGTCGGCGCGGCGAAACTCCCAGTCCTGGGCGCCGCGCTCGCACCGCCTGGCGATCGTCGCGCCATCCGCATACGAGGCGATTCCATCGGTCGCCAGCCTCAGCCAGGCGCCATCCTGCCGCAGCAGATAGTCGTCGACCGCATAGGACCCGTTGGCGGCGGTGACCTGCCACAGATCGCCGTCGACGGGCGATGCGGGCGCAGCTGTCGCCGGGGTCGCGGTTTCGCCGCGCAGGAAGACCTGACCCAGATCCGGCCGCCCGCGCATCCACAGCCGGCGCCCGACATTCGACACAGACCGCGTCGTCAGATGCACGATGCGGTCTGCGGCAGCATAGGCCTGGCCCTTGAACGTCCCTGCGGCGCTCGCCTGCCAGAACTCGGCCTCGTTGGCGGCACCGGCCGGACAGGCCTGCTTCACCCAGGCCCCGCCGCTCTTCACCGCCAGATCGCCCTGGGCATAGGTATCGCTGCCGATGGTCACGCCGGCGCCGACTGTCGCCTCCAGAAAATCGCCGTCCGCGTACCCTGCAGGGTCTGGCAGGGTCGTGGTGAATGCGCCGCGGTCGACGAGGCTTGCCACGGCGCCCGGATCGAACGTCCCGACATAGCTTTGCCCGACGATATTGAGCCCCCAGGACCGCCTGAACTGCAGCGTCGTGCCGGTGTCGTTGACCCCGATGATGTGAGGTGACTGGTCTGACAGGAATCGGGTCCAGCCATACCCTGTGATCGACGTCTTGGCGGTCGGCTGGCCTGCAACCGATCTCAGGCTGGCGGGCTCGACCGGCACTGTGTCGCCGCCATGAGGAACGGTGACGCGCGCCAGGCCAAGGTCCAGCTTGGCCTCGGTCACCTGACGGTCGGCCAGGGCGACCGGATCGGTGTCCAGGACATGGTGGTCCCAGCGGACGACGCTGGCTGTACGGTCCCAGAGGCCGGACGCCAGAACGCGGTCGTCGGATGACACGAACTGGACGACGACGCCGGCGCGAGCCGGGATTTCGGTCGCGGTCGTCTGGTCGGCCGTCGCCGCGGACAGACCCGCCACAAGATCGGCATTCATGGCGTGGCCATCCCATTGAGCGGTCTGCAGGGCGCGATTCCAGTTCAGGCGGCCGATGACGCGGCCATCAGGCGCGACCAGCTCGGCGAAGACGCCGGCAGAGGCCGGGGCCAGCGCCGCATTGACCTGCGCGGCGACCGCCGATCCGAGCGACGATGCCACGTCCGACGCCAGCGTGTGGCCCTTCAGGCGAATGCTGCCGGTTGGTCGGTCATACTCGTAACTGGCGATCACGGCGCCATCAGACCCCACTAGGGTCGCGATCACCCCGGCCGGCGCGGGCGCAAGGCCGGCAAAGGGCGCGGTGATGACGGCCTGTTGGGCGGCGGCGGCCGAAAGAGCTGCGGCGTCACGGGCGGCCAAGGTGCCTGCTCCTGCATCGACAACGGCCTGCGCTTCGGCAACCGCATCGGCGACGTCGGCGACGGCATCGGCGATCGGCTCAAGCGCCCAGGAGTTCCAGGCCTCGCGCGTCGGTTCGGCGATCGTGCCGGCCTGGTGCTCGGCCTCCCACGGCGAGATACCGACGCCGCCTTTCAGACCCTGCTGGTTGCCGACGACGGCGTGCGGAAACTTCGCTGTAAAACTGATCAGGCTCACGACACGGGCCTTCCGCTGAAGTTGATGGGGCCGTCCGCAAACGGCGTCGGTTCGCCGCCAAGCAGGCGCACGATCCGGGACGGATAATTGACGCCCAGGCGGATGCCGGCGCTGAGGAACGGGGCCGGATCGATGGCGAACTCCAGCCATCCGTCAGGCTGCGGCACGATCGCGCCCGAGTCGGCCGCCAGCAGCACCAGCGGCGCGCCGGTCTCGCCCAGCAGCCGGCCGACGCGCAGCTCGAAGGCGCTTCCGTCCCAGTCATAGGGCGTGAAGACCTGGGCCTCGTTCAGCGAGCCGAACTGCCTGGAAAACCGCGTGACCATGTCGATCGGCAGCGCTGACATGACAAAGCGAAACTCAGGCGTCATGGGGCCTCTCAGGAAAGATTGAATGCGTCATGTCGGGTTCACCCACCCGCCCATCGACCAAGCGCCATAGGCCCGGATGCGCACGCTGCTGGCGCCCGCTGCCGGCACGATCTTCGACCAGCTGAGCGACGGCGTCAGGCCATAGGGCAAACCGCCGATCTCGTATTCGGCAAGCTTCACGTCGGCGCCCCAGGTCATGGTGATCGCGACGGTGCGCAGATCGCCAGAGCCCGTGACGCTGATCGAGAACGACAGCGCCAGATCCTCGTTACCCGGATCGGCCGGCGCTGCCGGCGGCGCGGGCGCAAGACCTGCATCGGCGGTGTGGACGCGCGGGTCGTCGATCACCAGCGCCACCTGCGTCTTGCCGCCTGCCCGCGGCCTGGCGCTCATCACCAGCATGTCCCTGGCGAAGCGGCCGGCCCAGCCAAACTGGGCGACGCTGGGCTCGATCTTGCCGCCTGACGACGCCTTGCTGACGCAGACCGTCGATGGATGGGGCAGCCCGCCTGGCAGCGGATCGGGCAGGAGGCAGGTCGTGTCGCTCTCGCGCGTCACCGCGACCGGCCCCCAGACCTGGCCGTTGCGCCGCGCCAGCGCCAGCATGTGCGTCTCGCCGGTCTTCCACTCCAGCGGACGGTCCATCGACACCCGCACGCCATCGAACGCCGCCACGCGGGCGTGCTCGCCCCAGTTCACCGCGTCATGGCCGAACAGCACCTTGTGGCCGGGCCACAGCAGGAGGCCTTCCATCTCGGTCTCGGTGGTCGCGAAAATCCGCCGCCAGGCGTTCTCGGCCAGCTTGAACATGTGCTCGCGCCAGACCTGCTGGCGGCGCACCATCAGGATGGTCTTGATGCGCTTGGTGTTGACCGGCGTGACGCCGGGCAGCACGCACTCCACTGTCGCCGGGCGCCAGGTGCGCTCGTCCAGATATTCCACGATCAGCCGGTCGGCCAGATCGGCATTGGCCAGCACGTAATCCACCGACGCGGCGCCTGGCAGCATGTTGCCAGGCGAAAGGCTGACGGTGCGGATGCTGCGCGGCTCGTCGCGAATGATCGACAGCGTGCCCTTTGGCAGGATCGGCCGCGCCCGGCCGCACAGCGCGATCGTCTGCAGCACGTCCCAGGCCGATCGCGACGCGTCGAAGATGCCGTCGCACGTGTCGCCGCGCAGCGCCCAGGTCTGGTCCAGCTGCTCCAGGCTGTCGACATCCAGCTCGCCGTCCGGCCAGACCGAGCGATGGACGTGGCCGATCGCCGCAGCGATCGAGCGGGTCGGTCGCGGTGCGGTCCAGTCGCCATCGTCGAGCACCGGCAGCAGCCGCGTCTTGATGACATACAGTTTCGATGCCGCCTGGCCCTGCAGCTGCTCGTTGGCGACCGCCCGGACCATCATCCAGCTTTCGCTGCCGATGTCAGTGGTTGGCGGGTAATAGGCCTTCATGCCCGCCCAGCTCGTCTCGTCGATGTTCGCGTTGTCGTCGATGCGAGCATCGCTGCGCCTGTTGCGCGCCTGGTAGCGCTTCGCGCTGTCCGGGCTGTCGACGCGCAGCGTGGCGCGCTTCAGGCGCGGGCCTCGGCGGTCGGTGAACGTCTCAGAGATGACGGTCGTCCAGCTGCCGATCGCTAGACCCACGTCGTCGATCTCCTGCAACTGGATCTCGACGGTGACGCTGGAGTCGGAGTACGAGCCGTCGTCTTCGGCCGTGAACAGGCCGCGGCCCCAGAACAGGTCGAAGCCATAGGAAATCGGCCGCGTGCCGGGTGGCGAGCAGGGAAACGGTCCGATCCAGGTCGCGCCAGGCTCGTTGGTCGCCCTCAGGGTCTGGCCTGAGACATCGCCACTTGGCGAGACGGCATCCGAGAAGAGCGAAGGCGCGTCGCCGGGCGGCACGACCTGGAAGCCGATCGAGTTGAACGAGTCCGTAAAGCCCTCGACCCAGCCGGGCAGCTTGTCGCGAAACGGCGGCGCATAGGATCGCCGCACCACCTGCACGTCCTTGATGTGAATGACGCGGCCAGTGGCAAGAGAGGGCGAGAAGAACCGGAAGCGCCCAACAGCCATGTCGGCGTGGGTCGAGCTGAACGACCAGGTGTAGACCTGGGGTGTGGCGCTCAGCGTGAAGTTCTGCTGGGGCAGCGTGTCGGGAAACAGGTCGTTGCTCAGCGTGACCGATGTTGCGCCGTCGACCCAGGCGATGAACGAGACCGTGTGCGTCTGACCGGTGGTCCAGGCGCGGGCCGAGGCGGTCGCGACGGCCGTGCTGCCATCGCCGGTCATCGTGATCTCCCAGTCGCTCAGCCCAACCGGTGTGGCGCTGGTCTGGATGACGGAGTCGGTCAGCGTGATGAATTCGTGGCGGCCGACCAGGTTCCACTGCGGCCCGCGCCAGGCAGGCGTCTTGTCATACCCCCACTCGTGGATCTCGAACTCGCCCTCGCCCAGGCTGTAGCCGGTTAGCAGCAGCTCCTGGTCGCCGATGAATTCCTTGTAGCCGGCCACCAGATCGAGGAAGTGAATATGAGTGCCCAGCTGCTCGGGCACCGCCTCGCCAAGGCGGGCATAATTGCCCTGGCCGTTCAGGCTGTAGGTCGGCGAGGTCTCGCCCTGCTTGCCGGGGACCTTGGGCGAGCTGGGCGGCAGGATGGTGTTGATCAGCGCGCTGCCTGCCGTGGTGGCAACGGTGATCGCGATGGCCGAGGCGGTCGCCGCGCTCAGACCGGTCGCATTGGCCAGCCAAATGGCTGCGCCGGTTTCGGGTCCCAGAAAGATCGTCGCTGCGATGACGATCGCCAGCATCGCGACGACGCGGCTGGTCTGCTTGCCCTGGGGCATCGCCATCGCGGCGATCCGCGCGCCGGGCTCGACGATGACGCTCGCCCACTCGTCCCGGAAATAGAACGCGTCGCCCATCTTGACGAGCGTCGGCCGCGACAGGTCCAGATCCGTCAGCGCCAGCGCCTCGGCCAGCGTCTGGCCCGGCGCGACGATGGCGCGCCGGATCGCCTCAGGATCGACGATCGCCGTCGCCCAACCGATGACGGCCGCGTGCATCGGGGCAGCGCCGTCGTTTGCGAGAGCAGGCATCATGCCGCCAGCTCCATCGCGTCAGGCGGGTTGGACGGCGCGATCGGCACGTACCAGCGAATATCCTGGAAACCATAGGTGCGCAGCTGCAGCAGCGGCCAGAAGACGACGCCCTGGCCCTCGATCGCGTGCAGCGCGCCGCCCCGATCATTCGCCAGATAGACGACGACATGACGCGGCGCCGTGGTCGTCGAGGTCAGGCCGATGGCGCCATGAACCGGACGCTTGATGGCGCGCCAGCGGCGGCGCAGATCCTGCGCTGAGATCGCCGCCATCAGCTCGTCGATCGGCGCCTCGGGCAGCACCTCGCCCCAGATCGCACGGACGGCGAGACGCGCCACGCCCCAGCAGTCATAAGCGTCGGGACCAGACGCCCGCTCGGCATAGGGGAGCCCGATCAGACTGTTTGCGAGCTTCTCGGCGAAGGCCAGTGCCGCGGCGTTCGGGCGACCAGAAAACCGGGCCTGAGAGCGGCCAAAGGGCCACCTGTCGCAGACCTCAGTAGGGACTTCAGCGGGCAAGGCCACGATGCGTGTCCGTGCTGTAATCGTTGAGCGGGAAGCGGCCATTGACCAGGTCGGTGAAGCCGACAGCGCCGGTCACCCGGAACAGCCCGGCCGACACGCGCTTGCCCTTCAGCCCGGTGATCACGTAGCTGGGGCCGGTGGATTTCAGCGAGGCCAGGAACTCGCGATAGATGATCCGGATTTCCTCGGTCGTCTCGATGGCTCGGTCCATCTGGGGGATCAGCTCGCGCGAGACGTTGTCGATCGAGAGCTGCGCCTCGGGCAGCGCCGTGGCGCTCTGCTCCGGCCGGTCGAACGAGAACGGACATCTGAGGAAGGTGACGATATCGCCGGCGTCGTGTGGCGCTGAGGGCTCCAGCCGGCAGTCATGATCTTCATGCTGGGCGACGATGCGCAGGACGGTCGGATTGTCCTCATCATCGACGAAGGCCGAATGGCTGAGTTCGAGCGTGTAAAGAACCACCTCGGCAGTCGGCGCGGACGCGTAGACCTCGGCCAGGGCTTCATCGGTATCGGTGGTCGGCATGGCGGCACGATGCGCGCGCGCGCGAGGCCGAATAAGCCTGAAAAGTTTCAGGCCCTCAAGGGAACGAGAGCGGCCACCGCACTTCGGCTTCGGCCAGCGTCAGACGCTTGTAGCCGTCCACCTCCAACCGGGCCGTCACAGTCGCCTCGACGCCTTTCAGCGTGACCGAATAGCCTTCCTGCTCATCGAACCGGCAGGCGGCCTCGGCATACTCCTCGCCGTTCCAGATCAGCAGGTCCGTCCAGGCCGTCCCGTGGTAGAGACTCTCCTCATAGAAGACCTCGAACAGTTTGAACTGGTCGATCGTCCAGATCCACTGATGGGGGATGAAGCGCGACGCGCTGGTGAAGCGTCGGCGCTGGCGGATCCAGCCGTCGTCCATCTCGGTGCGCGCCTTGACCTTGGGCGGCGCAAACTTCAGCGAGGCCTTCAGAGGTGGATGCGGCAGGCCGGGCGGCCAGGGAACGTTGGCCATCTAGAAGACCTCCCGACCGAGGCCATAGGACTGCTCGATTGCGCCATTCATCGGCGACTTGCCGCGCGTGATGTTGCCGGCGAAGCGCTCTTCCATCTGGTCCATCAGCACGTCGATATCGAGGCCGCCATTCTGACCCTCGCGCTGCTCGACGCGCGTCCCCTCTGGTGCGCCGATCAGGTTCACATTGACCACCGGCCGCTGCATCGCGGCGCTCAGCAGCTGGCTCGCATTGTCCATCTGCTTCGGCGTGAAGATGCCTTCGCCGCGCTGGGCGATGATCGGCACTTCGTCATGCAGCAGCCCACCGCCATGGAAACGCGGGGCGCCATTGAACAGCGACATGGAGACCGAACGGCTCCAGCCACCTTCGCCGCCAACCATCATGCCGGTGTGGCCGACGCCAACAGGTGTCGGGATGTTGAGCGGCAGGCTGGGCAATGGCAGGGACGAGATCGAACCACCGCCGCCGAGCAGACTGCCGGCGAAACCGACCAGGTCGCCCAGCAGCCCGTCAATGCCGGGCTGCAGGAACTTCTGATAGGCCATCCGCAACACCATGTCGGTGAACGCATCGGCAAGGCTGTCGAAGCTGATCTTGCCGGTCTTCGCCATCTGCACGAAAGCGTCTTCGGCCCCGCGCGACATGTCCCGCAGGCCGCGCTCGCTCGTCTCGGCGAAGTCGCGCGCATCGTCCTGCAGGTCCTTCAAACCACGCTCGATGCCGGCTGCCCAGTCGGTGCGACGGCGCAGATCGGCGTCGTAGGCGTCCGCCAGCATGCCCTGGAAGATCGTTTCGACATCGGCCGCGAAGGCGGCATAGCCGGTCTTGGTCTTGTCCAGGTTGGCCAGGCTCTCGTCGCGCCACTGGCGGGCCTTGGCGATCGCGCGATCGTGCGGCGGCAGCAGATCCATCATCCGCTCGGCGATGTCCTCCTGCGTCCGGATGCGCAGCTGCTCCTGCCGCGCGAGTTCGCGCTCGGCCTCGATCTGCTCCTTCGTCTTCTTGACCGTCTCAGGCTTGTCAGGCGCATTGGCCTTGGCGATGCGGTCGAGAGTTTCCGCCCGTGCGCGCTGAATCCCGCCCAGAGTTTCCTCGACAACGGTCAGCTCTTCCAGGACCGTCTTGCGCTGCTCGTCAGAGAGCAGAGGCCCGTCCTTCCGGGTCAGAAGATCCGCCTGGCGCGCCCTATATTTGGTCTCCTCGTCATCGAATGACCTCAGTTTTGCCTGGTCGGGATTGTAGCGATCGCGCGCTGCGTACACGTCTCTCGACAGCCGCGCGTCAGCGGCCTCGCGTTCGCCCAGGCCGGCGGCAACGCCAAGCGCGAGCTGTTGCCCTTCAAGCATCATCAGACGGGTTTCTGCCGCCCTGATCTGCGCCGTGAAATCCGCCCCGCCATACATTTGCCGGGCGGTCAGCGTGTTGCCGCTTCCTGCACCGGCTCCATCGCCCTGAAGGGATTTGAGTTCTGCCAGGTTGCGCCTTTCGTCGGCGATCAGCTGTTCCAGCGTCCGTGCCGGACCTGCGCCTGCGATCCTCCCCATGATATCCCAAGCACCAGACGCGGCCCAGGTGACGCCATTCCAAGCTTTCTCTAGAAGACCGATTTCGTCGGCGAGAGGCGCCATGCGGTCGGCCGTCTGGGTCATCAGCACCAGCCCGGCTTCATCCAGTTCGCCCTTGCGCACCAGCGTCTTGATCAGCTCCTGGGTACGACCGTCCAGCATGTTGAAACGGTCCGCCAGGTCTTGTGCGCCCTTGACCGGATCACGGAGTTTCGAAGCCAAGTCAGCGAATGCCTCCTCGACACTCTGGCCGGTCGCCACCGCATAACCGCGCGCCGCGCGCGCCGCTTGGGCCAGTGCCTCGGTCGAACCCGCACCTGCGGTGATCGCGCCCGCCAGCATCGTCCGACCTTCGCTGAGACTGACCCCGGCGACGGCGGCGATCTCATCGCCGAGGGCGCTGTATTCTTCTCGCGTCAGACCCAGCCTGTTACCATGGGCGACGAGCGCAACATCGATTTGCCGGACTGAAGCCGCATAGGATTCGTGAGCCGCCACGCCCAGCAGCACCGCGGCCGCGACGCCACCCACCGCCAGGCGGAACGGCGTCAGCAAAGAACCCAGCGCCTGGACCGCCTGTTTCGGGCTGTCAAACGCCTGGGCGACTTGCGGCCCCTGCTGCATCAGGATCATCATCGGCGATGCACCCGAGGCCAGCGAGGCAGCAACATCGCTCAGCGTGTAGCGCAGAGTCAGCGACTGCATTGTCGTGAGCCCGATCGCCGCCGCCGTGGCCTTTTGGGCCGTCCCGTGAGCCTGTACCGCGCCGGTGGCGGCCGCCGTCTGCCCGGCAGCATCGCGGGTCGCTGTTCCCCTGCCGCGTTCGGCAGCTTCGGCGGCCCGCGCCGCATCGGCCTGGCCCTTCGAGCTTGTCACGACCCTGTCGGTTTCGGCATTTAGCGCCAATGCAGCCGAAGCGGCATCCCTCTCCGCGGCAGACTTTGCGCGCTCCGCCGCTGCTACGATCTGGGCCGCCTCCGCCTGGCCCTTCGAGCTCGTCACGACCCTGTCTGTTTCGGCATTCAGCACAGTCGCGGCCGAGGCAGCGTCCCTCTCAGCTGCCGCCTTGCCACGCTCTGCCGCCTCCACGTTCCGAGCCGCGTCCGCCTGACCCTTCTCGGCCGTGGTGACCTTGCCCGTCTCGGCGTTCAGCGCAGTCGCGGCCGATGCCGCCTCGCGCTCGGCGGCACTGACCTTGTCCAGCGCCTGAGCGGCCTCGGTCGTCGCCTGGACCAACGCCTTGGCTTCCGCAGTGATCTTTCCGGAAACGGTGAACTGGCTCATGCGCCGATCTCCCTCATGCGCCGCTCGTCGGCCTCGGCCATCGCCGCCTTGGCGAACGCCTCCAGCAGCCGCAGCTGGCCGAACACGTCGGCGTTCAGCGTCACGCCGGTCAGCGGCGCAACGACAGGCAGCGCGGCGTAATCGAGCCCTGTGCGCATCACCAGCGCCACCCGGCCGACCTGCAGCGCGACGGTTCGCCACTGGGTGGCGCAGGCCAGGAACAGAGAGACGGCGCCGGCATGCTGGGGCCAGATCTCGACAGTGTCGCCCTCATCTGACCCTCTCGCTTCCCTTTGCGCAGCGTTCAGCCCGGCAGCAGCTGCGGCCAGGGTCGCAGCAATCTCGGGCGAAGCGCCGAACGAGGCGGCCTGCGCAGCGATCTCGGGTTGGGCGTCGCCATCCGCGGCATCTTCATCGCCGCCGCGCAGGTTCGCCCAGGCCCACGCGGCGTCTCTCAGTTTTTTGTTGGCGCTCGGCCAGCGAAATCGCGATAGCCGGCCAGGATGCCATCGGCGACATAGGGCACCGCCGAGATCTCGGCGAAACGCTCGAAGGGCACGGGCAAGCCCTGCTCGTCGACCGCGTCCCAGCCAACGACGATGCGCTCAAGCAGCCCCTTCTGGCCGCCGCTCATCAGTAGCTTCGTCACCTCGTCGTCGGGCAGGACGACGAATCGGACATTGAGGTCCTGCTGCTCGCGCGCACCGCTGTCGCCGTCCTTGCTGTCGACCGGCACGCTGATCTTGCAGGGCCACCAGACAGCGACCGGCTTGGCCGGGTCCATGAAGATGAAGGGCGATGTCTTGGTCATGGGATGCTCAGGTAAATGTCAGGGAGACGGCGGCGCTGCTGCCGTTGCGGCGGACGTTGAAGGGCGCTGCGACCAGGCGCTGGTTGCCATCGGCCGAATAGGTCGGATTGCCCAGCTGGCAGGCCGGCAGCGAGATCGCCGCGGCGCGACCGGCGGCCAGCGTGTGGGTCAGCACCAGCGGGATCGGCGTCGGCGTCTTGCCCAGCGTGAAATGGTTCAGCGAGGCCAGCGCCGGCTTGTGGACCGTGAAGGACCCGGCCGTGGCGCGTGCGTCGATGTCGACAGCTTCATAATTCGGCTTGTCACGATAGACCGCGTTGACGCCCAGGTTCAGCTGAAAGGCGTGCAGCACGGCCGCAAAGCTGTTGGCGGTGAAGGCCGTGTTCGCCTTGTTGACGGGCTTGGGCGGCAGGAGCTGCGCATAGGTCATCGACGGCAGGGCGCCATCGGTCGGATCGGCGAACAGGCCGATCATGTCGAACCTGATCTTCGGCAGCGCACGCGGAGCCGCGTCGATCGAGAACGTGCCACGCGCGCCGACGATGGCGTGCTTAGTCGCCCCCTTGAACCCCCACAGGGTGATGCTCTCGAAAGCAGTGGCGGCCGGCGCATAGGCGACCGAAACGCCCGCACTGACGGTCTCGGCCATGCCGCAGGCGCGCAGCAGCGGCCCGAACTGCGGGGCGGTACCGGCAGCGTCGGATGTCGAGAGGTCGATCGAGAACGAGACCTTCGCCATCAGATCCGCAGGCGGCGCGTTTTCGGTGTCGAAGCCCAGACGCGCGTGCTCGCGCTCCTGGAGCGACATTTCCAGCGGCTTGATATCGAGACCCTCGACGAGCAGCGCGTTGGTGGCTCCGGCCGGCGTCGAATCGACGCCATAGGTCGTTTCGATCTTGCCCAGCAGAAGCTGGATCTTGTCGTTGCTCATGGCAGGGGTTCCTCGGCAGTGGTAGCGCCCGACTTGGTTTCTGGGGGCGTCTCACGCGCCGCCATCGCCTCGTCGGACAGATTGGGGATCAGCGAGCCATCCGCCTGCTGGATGAAGCTGCCGCCCGTGAGAGGGCTTGCAGCCTTCTGTGCGACAGGCGGTTCGGACGGCGGAAGGCGGGGTGTCGAGTTTTTGGCCATTGTCATCCCTGAACGAGGCGGGCGAAGGAAAAGGACTGCCGCCAGAACAGCAGCCCGTTGGCGAAATCGGCGCGCATCAGGCCCGACCCGCGATATTCCACCGGCGCATAACCGGACGGATGTTCCCAGCCGAGCAGGCATTCCAGGATGCAGCTTTCCACCGTCTCCAGGTCGCTCTGCGTCGCTGAAGGACGCAGCGAGGCCGCCGTCCAGCCGGTGACGACATCGAACAGCCGCTCGGTCTCCTGGCGGGTCACCATCGTCGCCGAACTGACGGCGCTGGTGCGTTCGCCGGACGACAGGACGAAGGCGGTCGGGGAGGCCTTCAGGGCATTCATCGCGCCCATGAATTCACCTACCGTCTCGACGGCCTTCAGCCCCAGCGCGGCCTGTGCAGCCTGAAGCCGGCCGACGATCGGCGCGATGATCGGAACGCCTGGCACGATCTCGTTCATGGCGCGCTGCCCGAACCTGAGGCGCGGCGCTCGATCGCGTGGGCGACGATCGCCGCCATCGCTTCCAGGTCGGCAGCATCGACGCCCACCATCGGACGCGCCGGGATGACGACCTCGCCGGCGAAGACCAAGTGGCCTTCGAAACCAGTAAAGGCCAGAGCCTTCTTGTTCTTCGGCTTGATGACCGCGCCGAAATGCAGCGCCGGCGCGCGGCGGTCCTGGAAGCCCCACTCGACGCCGTTACTGTCGGCGTCGTGCGTCAGGCGGCTGAGCAGCAGGCCGCTGTCGATCAGCGTCTTGCCGCCCTCGTGTCGCGCCCGCCAGGATTCCATCCAGGGCGTGCCGTCCGGCTCGACGCCCAGCTGGAAGCGGTTTTGCTGAGAGGCGACCATGGCCGCGCCGATTTCGTCGAAGATCGGGGCCAGGTCTTCGCCCAGGTCGGCCAGCTCGCGCAGCATGTGCTGCGCCTCGGCGACGCCCTTCAGCTCGATGCGGACATTCACGCCGCTCATCTCAGAAGACCTTCATGTCGTCGCGGCCGAAGATCCGCTCAGGCCCTTCGACCAGCGGCATGTCAGCCGAAGCAGCACCCTCGGCGACCTGCAGGCCGTCGATCGACACCTCGCCCTTTGCGGCCTTCTCCAGCCAGGCGCGGGCGTCCTTGTAGGCGTCGCGGATCCGGTCGGTGACCATGTCGCCATGCAGGCGATAGCGCGCGATCGTGCAGGCATGCGCGTTGACCAGGGCCGGCGCCGGGCTCAGCGGCGTCGCCACGCGCTTCGACAGATAGCTGTCGATTTCGGCATCGGTGTCGGCCAGCGCCCGGTCGACGGTGCTGGCGTTGATCGTTTCGCCCAGGTCCTTGTCCGTCAGACGCGCCAGTTCCTGCGCGCCGAAGCGGTCGACCAGGTCCTGTTGCGTGGCATAGGTCATCGGGGAAAGGGCGTCCTAATGGATGAAAGAGGGGCGGCGTGACGTCGACGCCGCGCCGCCCCTGAGTTTGGGAACGTCAGAGACGTTCAGGCAGGACTCGTTGAACCTTCGGCAGCGGCGATCGGGACCAGCGACGAGGCGAGCATCGGCTCGCTGGTGATGGCGGCGATCTCCTCGTCGCTCAGCTCGCTGAGCGCGATGACGACGGTCTCGCGCGTGAAGTGGCGGCCGGCCCGCCAGAAGCCCTTCTCGGGGCTGGCCGTGACCTGCAGGCCGATCTTCTCGCGCTCGCCCTCGGGGATCGACGCCAGGGTCAGCGTCTGCGCCCCCATCGAGAGTGCGATGGCGGACGCGGCGGTGTTGGTGGTCTTCTTCGCCATGACGGCCCTTCCTTAAGCCAGCAGCGGCGCGACGAGCAGCTCGGCAGTGCCGAACCAGATGTTCTGCCCGCCCTCGGGCAGCGTCTGTGCCGTCAGCAGCGCGCGGGCAGCACCCTCCAGCGTCGGCGGCACGACCAGCAGATCCGGCATGATGTTGAGCGGGCGATCGTAATCGCCCAGCAGGCCGGTCATCGCCGCGCGCGCCGCTTCATAGTTCGCCGCGTTCAGCGTCTGCTTCGACCCGAACGCCAGCTGCGGCAGGCCGTAGCCCGCATTGCCGCGCCAGTCGACGCCGTACAGATACTCGGCCCGCATGAAGGTGTTGGTGTCGTCGGCCGCGTCCATGCGCGTCAGCTTGGCCTTGGTGCGCTCCTGCAGGATCAGCGGCTTGATGTTGCGCTTGGTCGACAGAAGGAACCACGGCGTGCCCGCCCCGCCGCCCGAGTTCGACCAGGTCGTCGCCGAGCCATCGGCCGCGAGGCGGGGATGATCGGTGTCGATGAAGTACTGGCCGTCATAACAAAGCGTCGCGAAGCCAGCCTTCAGCAGGGCGAAGATCAGCCGGTCGGGCAGCTCGGCCGCGGTCTGCCCCAGGTCCTGGAACATCGGCGTGTAGACGCCGTAACTGTCGTCTTCGATATCGAAGCGCGAGACGTTGACCGTGTTCTCGAACGGCTTGTTCGCGATGCGGTAGCCATCGGATTCCAGCGCCGCCAGCTGGCGGTCGCCGATCCATTCGCGCATGCCCTTCAGCTGCTTCAGCCAGGCATACTGGTTCTCGCGACTGCCGGATGGCGACAGCATGGCGAGACGGCTCGAAAGCGCCTGGTAGCCTGCGAAGGCTCCGCTGAAAGCGCCGCTGAAGCCGATATAGAGATTGTCCAGATTGGTGCGGTTGATCTGCATGACGCGCCCTTAAGCGAAGGTGACCCAGACGCCCAGCGCGTCCACGAGATAGACTTTGCCGGCGACCGAGCGCGTCGATGACCCGCTGGTCTTGGCGACCGTCTGGTCGTCGACCACGTAGCAGTCGAGGCCGATATCGGCGTTCGTGATGGCGTCGCCCGAAGACGAGTTGGCGAACAGGAACGTGCCGGTCTTCACCCGCACCGTCACCGCGCCGGCCGCGCCGGCCAGATTGTCGACCTGCCGCTCGCAGCGGCCGATGCCGCGCAACGTGGTGGCGACCGCGCCAGGCGTCGCGCGCCCGCTCGCATCGGCGCAGACGAGCGCGCCGGCGAAGAACTTCTTGGCTGCCGCGGCGGGCAGCTCGCGGAAGCCGGGAACGACCTCCAGCGTGTTTCGATCGTTGGTGGCGGCAGCCATTTACGCAGTCCCCTTCGTGGTGGCGGCCATCTCTTTTTTGAAGGCCTCCTCGGTGATACCCAGATTGCTGCAGAGCGCCTTCTGCTCGGCCGTCAGCTGACCTTCGCCTGGGGCCGCGGTGGCGACACGGCCATCGCTAAGGATGACGGGCTGGGCGGCGACGAAGGCTTTGAAGGCATCCGGCTCGCGCGAGGCATAGCCGACCGCCCAGTCGCGCTGAGCAGGAACAAGCCTGCCGGCGCGGATGGCGGCGTCCACCTCAGTGCCAGCCGCCCCGGCGGCGATCGACGTCTGGACGCTCGCCAGCTGCAGCTGCAGCCTGTCGAAGTCTGCCTGGGGCACGAAGCCCTCGCCGGGCTTCGCAGGCGCGGCCTTCAACTTCGAGGCGATCGCCAGGACGGCATTGTCGTCGACGGCCTGGCCTTCGGCGAGACCGGCAGCGGTCGCGACATCGCGCAGCCGCGAGGCCAGCGCCTGGGCGGCAGTGTCGCGCTGACCGATGGCGGCGATGATCTCGGCCTCCGTCGATGTGGCGGCAAGCGACAGCGCCGCCGCGATTGCAGCAAGACTCATGGGGTTCTCCGGGTCGTTGGCCTGGCGAGACGCCAGCGCCTTCAGGGTCAGGGCGGGATCGTTGGTGAGCGTGGCGCGGACGATGGACCTCACGTCCCGCGCAACGTCATGAAAGAAGACGGGGCTGATGTAGCGATACTCCTTCGCCGCCAGCGCCTTGGCGCCTAGGCCGGTCCAGTCGACGCGACCCCAGACGCCGTCTTCGCCGTTCGGTCCGGTGGCAGCGATCTCCTCGATCCAGCCATAAGCCGGATTGCGGGTGCCCTGGGGCTGGGCGTCGGCGATGTGGTCGACGTCGATCAGCATCGGCAGGTTCTTCGCCGACGCCAGCGCGATCGCCTGCGGGTCCTTCACCTGCCAGGCCGCTCGGGCGTCGCGCGGCTTCGCCATGCCGATCGGCAGCAGCTGGATCCAGGGCGGCGGTGTGCCGTCCTGCATGCTGGCGAGCGCGAGAATGAGTGATCCGGTCTGCGTCATTGCAGGACGACGATGGGCCACCGCCGCACCCCGTATAAGCCTGAAAGGTTTCAGGCTCGGCCGGGCGCGATCACGCGGCCAGGCGAAATCCTAGCAATGACGATGTCAGGGCTTGTCGAGGGATGTCTTTGGCGGCGTCTTGGGATCGGGCGACGATCCCGCCTGGCGAGCGAGCAGCTCCGACAGAGACACGGGTTCGCCCTGACCACCCTTGCGGATCTTCAGCTGCGCCGGCTCTGCGATGAAACGGTTCGGTTTGCTCATTCCACGACGACTTCACAGACGATGACCCGGTCCCGCTTTTCAACAACGCGCAGGACGAGGTCTCGCGGCAACAGTATTTCATGTTCATCCCCCAGACCATAGCCTTTGCCGTCCATCGGATAGAAGCGCCGTCCGTCCGGCATCAGGATGACCAGAATAACGCCCTCATCCGGCCCTTCGACGTCGCTGCCCGAGAAGCGGCTGGCGACGCTGCGCTCCAGCGACGAGCTGATGAAGGCCGGATCCTCGATCGTGTCGCCGGCGTCCAGGACTTTCAGGATCTGGGCCGGGTCACCTCTCAGCCCGCGATAGACGACCAGGCTTTCCGGCGTCCTGAAATTCTCGATCGCGTCGTCGATCGCGGCGATCTCGCGCTCCATGCCATTGTCGAAGCCGTCGCGCAGCTGGCTGTTGATCGCCTCATAGCCATCGCGCGTGTACTCTTCCAGCGCGTCGCCATCTTCCCGGAAGCCCGGATCCTGCTGGCCGTCCCGATACAGTTTGCGCGCGGTGTCGCGCTGCGCCTCGCTGCCGAGGCCTGAATAGCTCCGGAATCGCACTGACGCAGCCTCGCCGTCGCCGCCGCCCCACAAAGGTCCAGGCCAGCCGCCGCCCAGGCCGCCCGGAGGCGGACCGCCGCTCTCGAACTTGCCCGGATTATAGGCGAAGCCGGGATCGATCCCCTCCGGCGTCTTCACCAGGACGACGCCGCTCGGCGTGTTGACGGCCCGCGAAACCAGCGGCGACGGCGGTGCGGACGGACTGACCTTGTACCCGAAGCGCTTCAGGTCGCGCTCGCTCAGCGACTGCACCGAGCAGCGGCAGTTCCAGCCGCAGGGCGGGAAGTGCGTATTCCACCATGGATCGTCGACCGGCAGGACGGTGCCGTGCCACTGGCGGTGCAGCGGCCGGGTGCGCTGATCCATGACGGCGACATAGCGGATGTAGGGCCGCACTTGTTTCAGCCGCTCGATCTGCGCCCAGCGTCCGGCCGCGCCGGCCGTGCGCATATTGGTGTTGAAGATGACGCGGCTGCGCCAGCCGCGCGATCCGCGATAGCTCCACCCATGCGTGGCGACGATCCGGTCGAAGTCCTTGCGGAAATCCTCCAGCGTCAGGCCGCCCTCCATCGCCTTCAGCAGAGCGTCCTGGAAATCCTTCAGCAGCGCATCGCTCTGCGCGCCCGCCACGACGAAGGCCTTCGAGTGCATGCCCTGCCACAGATCGGTCCACGTCCTGGTCGGCAGGCGGAACTTGTCGCGGAAGAAGTCGATCGCCTCGGTGAAGGCGACCGCGCCGATCTCCGGCTTGCCCTCGGCCACGGCCTCAGGGTCCGGCGATGTCGGCGCGGCCCGCCAGTTCGGCGAGGACCATGGCGTCGCCCAGCGCAGAGGCCAGGCCTTCGGCGTCGAGCGAGGGCTTCATGGCCAGAAGTTTACGCCCGACCGCCGCCAGGCTTGTCAACGAAGGGTCCTCGACGACGGCCCGGATCTGATCGATCCAGCCGGTCTGATCGTCCATCGTCTCACCCAGCAGCTGCTCGGCGAGGGCATCGAACTGATCGCGCTCCGGCGCCGGATCGGCCAGATCGTCCGATCGCGAGGCTGCGGCAGCCCTCAATCCCCCGCTTAAGGGCGAATAAGGGCTGTAAGGACCGCCTTGAGCCCGTGCCGTGGCCTTGGACAGCGGCGGCACCGCTCCAGGCCCTCCTGGCGCGTTCTGTGGCGAAGGCCCTCCAGGCAGCGCGTTGAGGCCCGGAAGCCCATTGCCTGGGTCGGTCTGCGACGCGCCGGCGGCCACGCCCAGCAGCTCGTCATCCTTCTCCGGCTCCTTCAGGCCGACCGCCCGCAGGATCTGGTTCATGCCGACCTTCAGGCCCAGCGGCACCAGTTTCTCGGCCGCCTGGATCATCAGCGTCGCATCGGCCTGCTCGGGCCGGCCGATGACGATCTTGGGATACTTCTTCGGCTGCCCGCGGTTCAGGTCGACCAGCGGCTTCACCAGGGCATGGCCCAGCGCACGCGCCAGCGTCTTGGCGTCGGCGCGCTCGATGTCCTCGCGGACCTCGTTGTGCTCCTTGCCGACCGCATGGCCGCCGGCGATCGCGTCCGTCGTCGCGGTCTGGCCCAGCACGGCCTTCGAGACCTGGTGATCGCAATAGGTCGCGAGCCGCTGATAGAGGTCCGCCGCAGACCCCTGGCTCTTCGCCTCGATGAACTCGATCAGCATCGACTGCGGGATGATCGCCGCCGCATCCGAACCCAGCGCCGCGACCGATCTCAGCAGCGAGCGCTTCTCCGCCTCGCTGGCCCCTGCCGCATACTTGCCGACGCGCAGCGGCTGGCCATAGGCCTCTGCGAAGCGGACCCAGTCCTTCAGCGCGAAATTCTTGAACAGATACGACCAGCCCGCCGCCCGCGCGATGCCGCCCCTGACCGGCAGACCGGACTTCGCCTTCATCTCCACGGCGATGAACTTGAACGGCGCCAGCGGGGTCAGCCCGCCGATCGTCTTCAGCATCAGCTGCCGCCTGGTCGCGTCGTCGAAGTCGATCATCCGGGGATCGACCCATTCGAAGCGCTCCGGCATCCACTGCCTCGCGTCCAGCGTCCAGATGATCTCGGTCAGAGAGACGCCCTTGCCGACCGCGTCCAGCATGTCGAACAGCGAGTCCTCGTCCAGCTGCTCCAGCGCGGCGCGCACCAGGTCGGCGTTGATCTCGTCTTCCTTGGCGTCGCTGGCCGCCTCGACGGTGATGTCCAGCTGCGCCACCTGACGCTTCCTGGTGCCCAGCACCGACAGATAATGGAGGTCCTTCTCCTCCATCTCCTCGGCCAGCGCGAAATACCGGCGCGGGTCGCCATCCTCCGACTCGCGCAGCAGGGCTGCGAGCCCGCCAGGCGTCAGGCCGATGCTGGGATGATCGGACGCGAATGACCGCGCGCCGCCCGAGCGAGACAGCTCCTCGGCGACGATCTCGCGCTTCAGCTCGCCTGTGTCGATCGGATTGCCACGATGATCGAGAATGGCCATCACCAGGCTCCTTCGGCGTTGCGCGGCCCATCATCCTCATCGGGAAGCATCTTCATCCGCCCGCCCGAACTGCCGCCGCCTGAGAAGACGCCGGCATCCTTCCGCCGCGTTCCGCCACTGACATGTCCGTCATAGGCGATGGCCTCGCCGTCCGCCGCTGCCAGCGCCAGGAACACAGCCCAGGCGATATCGGCATGGCCAGTGGCGTCCCGCTCGGCGACCAGGCGCGTCTGCCCCTGCGCGTCTTCCACCCGCTTGACCTTGAACAGATCGTTGCGAATCTCGTTCAGCGACACCTCGGCGGTCGAGCCCAGCCGCACGCGGCGGTCTTCGAAACGCTTCTTTGCCTCGGTCGCCAGATACAGTTTGGCTGGCCCGGTCAGCAGCCAGCCCTGGACGCGATGCGAGCCATAAAGGCGGACCATGTCTTGCACGGGCTTTTCGCCCATGCCCGTCTGGTCCATCCAAAGACCGGCGACGCGATAGCGCTCCATCATGCCAGCGATGATCGCGTCCTGCTCGGCAAAGGTGATCTTGCGGCGGACGACGAGCTCGCGCAGCACCAGCACGTCGCCGACCAACTCGAACACGGCGGCGACCCAGCGATCGCGCCGGGCGGCGATGTCGTTGCCGATATAGCAAAGCCCGCCCTGGTAGCCTGCAGGATCGCCGGCCTCGTTGGAATCCGCGCCGTCGATCAGGCTCCAGTCCAGCAGCGCGCCGGCCCCGTCCGCCCACTCCAGCTCGAATTCCTGCTTCCAGATTTCGTCGTCGTTCAGACCCGCCTTCAGTTCGGCGATGTCGCGCTCCAGGCCATCGGCCACGGCGGCATGGATATCCACGACATGGCGAGACCAAGTCGCATCCTCCGCCGTCATCAGGTCATAGAACTTGTTGCCCCTGCCATTCGGCGTCGACGTGATCCTAAGGCGCAGGCCCTTCTTCGAGATCACCGGGAAAAGCGCTGCCCAGATGGCGCGGCTGTCAGCGTGAAAGGCGAATTCATCCAGGAAGACATTGGCGCTAAAGCCGCGCGCTGTGTCGGGGTTGGCGGGCAACGCCGTGATGCGCGATCCGCCAGGCAGCGTCACCTCCAGCGCCTTGTAGGCGACCTTGTCATTGTCGTCTGGCCGGAACTCGTATTCGCTCTCCTCGATTGCCAGCGCATAGGCCTTGGCGTGGCGCTTGATGCCTTCGTCCATCGCCTCCTTGGCCTGGCGTTCGCCGCGCGACAAGATCACCCAGCGCGCGCGACCACCAGCCGCCTCCGCCTGGAAGCAGTCGTCCACGATCTCCAGCGTCGTCGTGAAGGTCTTGCCGGTCTGGCGCGCGAACATGCCAATCTTGAAGCGCGCCTGGTCCAGCAGCCATGCCTTCTGATATCGGTAGAGGGGAACGGCGGGCGTCATTCGACGATGCCGTAGATCTCTTCGCGAATGCGCTTCAGCACCGCCTTGCGCGAGGCTTGCGGGTCCGCCTGGTCGATCGCGTCTATCGCCGCGACGGCTTTTTGAGCGGTCTCCTTGGCGGCCGACTTCGCCGCCACCAGCTTGGCGGCGTTGATAAGCCGATCGACATTGGATTTCTGCGCTGACGCAGCATCCTTCAGGGTCTTGGCCAGGCGCGCGAGATCCGCGGGCGAGACCTCGGCATTTGGATCTGCAATCATTTCCACCACGCCCCGGTGGATCAGCACATGCATCATCTCCATCAGCTGGGCGTTGCGTGAGCCATCATCGGTTTCAGGCCCCAGCTGCTCCAGCAAACCGGCCGTCATTTCGCGCGACTGCCGAATCTGGGCCGAGACCTCTTCGACAGATTTGACGTGCCGGCCGACATTCGACCGCGGGATGTCGTGGCCGATTTCCTTCAGCCAGGCGGCGATGTCGTCGATCGTGTCCTTGCCGCCGACGATTTTGGCGTTCAGCTGCGCCAGCTCGCCGGCGTCGAGCTCCTGCTGGATGCGCGAACGGGCGCGGGCCATGGGACTAGGCCCCCGGCCGCTGGATGTCCGGATGACGCGCCCGGCCCTCGGCGATATCGACGCCGCGCGCGGTCGCCTTGGCGACCAGCAGCTTGCCAGCCTCTGACGTCTCCGCCATCCCGGCCTCTTCCAGCCAGACCAGCTCGCCGCGCACCTGGTCGCGCGACGGGTCGAAGCCGAAGACGCTCAGGCTGTCGCGCAGCACGCTGTCATTGCAGCGATACTGCGGCTGGTCCTTCAGCAGGATCAGGATCGACAGCCGCAGATGGCGTCGATGGGCCTCCAGAAACGAGGTCATGCGTGGCCCTTATCCTTGGCCTGGTCGAGCAGGAACTGCTCGATCCGCTTGATCGAGCTGCTCTGCGAATGCAGCTCGCGCTCGACCTGGTGATGCTGCGCCTGGCCTTCCTTCTCGCCCTGGGTCAGGCGCATGTTGACGCCCTCCAGCTTGCCCAAAACGGCGATGTCCAGCTTCTCCACCGCATGCTTGATGTCGCTCACCGCCTGCGCGGTCGGCAGCTCGGCGATGCGCTTCTCGACAGTCTTCAGACGCTCGTCATGTGTGGTCAGGGTCGCGGTCAGGGACTGGACCTCGGTCTTCGAGTTCCAGCCGCCGCTGCGGTAATAGGTGGCGGCTGAGATCACGATCATGATCCCAAGGCCGGCCAGGTTCAGCAGCGACAGGTCGATACTCATGTTTAGGCCGCCTGCGTCTGCTCTGACGCGCCCATGGCGAAGGCGATGTCCTCAGGCTCGACCCGCGCGAAGATCTTCTCCTTCAGCAGGTCCAGGCCGATGCGCTCCGACAGGACCGGCGCATGGCGCACGGCATAATCATAGGCCTGGCGCACGATCTCCGAGCCCGGATCGATGACCACCTGCCTGTCCCTGATTCGGGCTGCCACTGCCTTGACGGCAAAATCGATCGCCCGCGAGCACAGCTGCTCGACGCGCGCGCTGAAGGCCCGCTCGATCGACTCCACCACCCACGCCGGCAGCCGTCTCAGACCCCAGATCGCCAGCACGGCCAGCGGCGCGACTGACGCGTCCAGGATGCCAGCTAGCCAGGCGCCCCACGGGATGACGAGCGCCGTATCGCTGGCGAAGGCCTGACCAGGCGCGACCAGCGTCAGCATCAGCACCAGGCACCCGAACGGCACAGCGATTCGGCGCAGCTTTGCCGCCAGAAACATCAGCGCTCGCGCGCCGAAGAACACGGCGAGGCCCACTGCGGCAACCGGCGCAATGGCGGTGACGACCAGGCGATCGTCCAGATCGCGCCACTCGCTGTTTTCGACCGCCTGTCTCAGGCCGACGACGGCGAAGGCAAGGCACGCATAGAAGAACCAGCCGACCACGCCGACCGCGAACACATCGAACATCACTTGGCCTCCAGGAACATCGCGCGCTCGGCAGCACGCCTCGTGACCAGGCCGGGCAGCTTCTTGCCACCCGCAAAAACCCAGTCGCGGAAATGATCGGCGGCCTTCGACATCTGGCCGGCATTGATGGCGGCGATCAGCGCGCTGTCGGCCAGGTCGCCCTTGCGACCGTCCTTGATGCCGATGCCGATATTGTAGGCCAGGCTGATCAGCGCATTGGACTGGCTCTGGTTCAGAGGCCGCTCCAGCAGCGCCTCCAGCCGGCCGGACCATTCGCCGATCACCTTCAGTACCAGCCAGCGCGCATCCTCCAGCGTCATGCCGGCTGGAAACATCTCCCGCCAGATAGCGTAGGCCTTTGCCTTGTTTGCCGCGCCCTTCAGGGCCTTGCCGTCGACAAAAAGCGCGTAGCCATAGCCCAGCGTCCAGATCCCGATCGGGTCCATCTGCGGCTCCAGGACCGGCGTGTTCCTGTCACCATCATGAATGCCTTCGAAGCGTTCGATCAGCTTCAGGCCTGCGGCGTCGATTGGCATCAGCATGGGCGTGGTCTCCGGCGCGACGCCCAGCAGCGCGTCGATCGCCCGGTCGACGCTGCGCACCTTCGCCGCTGTCAGCGGGCCGAAAATGAGGCGCAGCGACGCGAAGAAAGAGGCGCGGTCAGGGGCGGCTGAGGGTGCGGTCATGGCGGCACGATGCGCGCGCGCGCGGACCCGGATAAGCCTGAAAGGTTTCAGGGCCGCGAAGCGCCGTCAGGCGTTCGCCACTACAACTTTTTTTGTGGCGACCCGAAATCCAGAAGCGGCTGCGACGACTCCCGCCGCGCCCGCTTGACGTTCCAGGCCGTGCGCTCATGCACATCGGCCAGCCGCGCGGCCTCGGCCGTCGAATAGCCGTTGTCGAGATACTGCATCACGCGCATGCGCCGCCCGCTCTGGCCGCGCGCCGGACCAAGCGGTAGCGACAGCCGCCCGTTCGAGAACCGCAGGAACAGCAGCCGCGCCGCGTCCGGCCCGACCGCTCGGACCACCGGATGGTTCGGGCGCGGCCTGGACGAGACGACGATCGTCGTGCCGCCATGCTCGTCGCACAGCTTCAGCGCGGCCTGCTGGCCGATCACTTCGCTCAGCTCCTCGAACGACACCGCGCTCATGTCGCCGCCTCGAACTTGGCGGTCTCGTTCCCCCAGCTGATCCAGCCGCGCCTTGTCGTGCGCGCGAAGATCTCGACATAGGGGCCGGGCGCACGCACCTCCAGCGCCCGGTGCATCCAGTCCGGCTTGCGGCTGTGCTCGCGCGGCGGCTCGAAAAAGCAGTTCGGAATGCCGCGCGAGGGATGTGGGAAATCGCTCACCTTGACGTCGTGATAGGCCGGGTTGCCCAGGGTCGCCACGATCCAGAACTCACAGGCGCTGCGAAAGATGTAGCCGGTCGCCATTCTGGCCTTCCAGGCGGAGTCATCGACGTCCAGCGCGGCCGAGGCCTTGGTCTCCTTGACCCAGCTGCCCACGCTCTTCGGCTCGAAGCCCCAGGCGCGCACGATGCCGAACGCCGCCTCCAGGAACGGCGCCGTCGACCACATCACCAGCAGGCAACCCTGGGGGTTGGCCAGCGCGGACACCGGCAGCGCGGCGATCTCGTCCAGTTCCATGCAGGGATAGTGCTGCTGCGGCGAGCGGCCTTCGCCGGCTTGGGAATACATCTGATACTTCCACGGCGGATCGCCAAGGATGACGTTCGCCCCGCCAAAGGGCCGGATCGACTGGAACAGTTGCAGCCCGCTCATGCCGCAGGATCCACTGCCATGACGTCGGCGGCGTCGGCCAGCAGCGCCTCGATCCGCCTCAGACGCTGGGAGAAGCCATTAGTGAAGTCGCTGTCCGGACAACTTGCCTCAAATCGGACGCGCGCCATGCGGACATGCTGCTGGATCAGCGTCATGGCTGCCTCTTCACCGTCGCGATAGGTCAAAACCGAGCCGCGCATGGTCAGAGTGCACCCGAGTTGTATGTGTCCGCTGGAACCGCTCCAATGGAACAATGAAGAATCAGAATTCTCGGCTGGGCCACTGGGGATATCTTGGCGTCGTTTTCGATCGCTGGAACGCTTTGGACAGCTCGCTCAGGGCCTTTCTGATTGTTGCAGGCCTGTTCGGCACTGCTGGTCTTGTTTACTTCGATCGGTTTGACATTGGCGGCTTTCTGGGCGCTGCGATTGGCGTTATCGGAATCTGGTGGTCTACAATGACTACGCTGGACGGGGAGAGGCGCCATGCCGAGGATCTCGACGTGCGAGAGTCCCAAAAGGCTTGTCTTATCCTGAGGGATGAGCACAGGCGTCTCGCCAAATCCTTCAAGTGGATTGCTCTTGAATTCCTGAAGGACTTTCTGCTTGCACGCCGTGCCGCAACAGAACTCGGATCTGCTGGCATCGACCACATTCGAGAAATGTACATTACCGTCCGGTTCCTCGATCGGGCACTCACTGATGCGTTTCAAAATCGCGATGCAGAACTTCTGATCGGGTTGGCGCTGCGAACCAGCAATGAAATAGCAAGTGAGTGCTATCAACACGTGGTGGAAATCGACAAAGAAATCCGGGACCTTTTGGCAGATTCTGCCCGATGGGCTGACTCGACGTTTGATGATGATCTCGGTCAGAGAATTTCGAATTCCTTGATGTACTTCGACAAGGCACTCGAAAGAAGCATCCATCTCTTCAGCGAAGGCGTCGCGCCTGAAGCTCAGGCTGCACCAGTCATGTTCATACCCTATCTTTCGGATTGGTTTATCCAAGCAACCGCAACACCGGAAGCAGCTGCTAGCCTCGTCCTCCCGGTGGAAATCCAAATTACCATCTAGATTTGAAAGATCAGCCACGCCTGCTGCTCTCAGATTTAGTTTTACGAATCCATAGGCCCAGCTCGCGCATTGCATGGTCCAGCTGGTCGGCGCTCATGCCCTCCAAGGAATCGTGGCGGTCGGGAATGATCCGGCCGCGCATCCAGTTCATCAGCGCCGCCTCGAACGGGACATGCACGGCCTTCAGGGCATGCAGCTTTGACCACTGGCCGCGCACAATAGCTCGCCGGGCGACCAGCGGATCGATGTGATCGCCCAGCTTCACGCCGGTCCTGGCGATCCAGTCCTTCAGCGCCTCGACGATGGCCGGCGCCTGGTGCGCGCGCAGGAAGGCCAGCGCCGTCACTTTGGCCTGCCGGGCGACGAAGGCGTCGAGCGCGGCGTCCGTGCCGTCCTCCAGTTCGCCGAGGTTGAACAGGTTGATCCAGAGCGCCCTTATCAGGCGCTGAAAGGGCTCTTTCAGGCCCGCCTTGGCGCGAGGCGACGTCGCCTTCGCCCGGTCGCCCTCGGGCAGGCCGCGCGACCAGGCGCGCAACACGTCACGGATCTCCATGTCGCTTAAGCTGGCGGCCGAGCGCTTCGCTGAATGGCCCTCCAGCTTGTCGCGATAGGTCTCTTCGTCCAGCCCCAGCTGCTTCTTCACCTGGTGCAGCCGCGCCAGCAGCGAACGCCGCTCGGCCGACACCGGCGCAGTCTTCGGCTTTGCGACCCGGACCGCGCTCATGACGCCACCAGCCCTTCGGCGATCAGCAGCGCCAGCAGCGCCTTCATTTGCGCCAGCGCATCGCCAGGGCGCATCGCGGCCGTCTCGTCGGCGAACAGATTGTAGCTGTCGATCAGCTCGATCGACGTCAGGCCATAGGCCTTGCAGAGGTCCAGAACGGCCCGGTGCAGCGACAGAGCCACGCCGCGCGGCCGCGCCGGGATCGGCACGCTGAGATCGTTCAGCTGGCGGCGCACATAGGCGCAGCTCAGCCTGGCATAGGCCGCGCGCAGCCGCGTCCGCTTGTCGCCGTGCAGGATCTCCAGCAGCGGCCGCATCAGCAGCAGCACATCGACGATCGCGTCGCCCAGCTCCTGGCCGAACAGCTGCTCGGTCGTGCCAGAGGCCGCACCGTGCGTCTGGCAGGCATGAGACATGGGGGTCGCGACCGTCATGTCTATGCCTCCGTCGATCTGGCGAACGCAGGCGCTGTGACGCCCATGCTCGCTAGCAGGCTGACTGCAGCGCCCGTCAGGCGGATGCTGCGCTTGCGCGCCGGCACATGATCCAGCCAGCCCCGCCGCGCCATCGCCACGGCGATCTCCTGCGCCCGGCTGGTCGAGCGATAGCCCGCCTCGTCCCGCAGCTCAGGGAACGACGGCGCCCGGCCCAGCCGTTCGAACAGCCGCGCGATGCAGACCAGCACCTCGCGCTGGCGCGGCGTGATGCCCAGCGTCACGCCGCCGGCCGACAGGGGCGACAGGCCCTTCATGACGCCACCAGCGATTCGGCAGGCGCGGTCAGTACCATGCTCCGCGCGCGGCCGGGCAGCACGCGGATGTGACCGCGCTCCCGAAGCGCCTGGACGACCCGGTGCGCATTGCTTTTCGATGTCACCGCCATATGCGCGCAGATCTCGTCATAGGACGGTGAAACGCCGTGCGCGCCGATATACGAGCGGATGAAGGCCAGCGCCGTCTGCTGCTTCGGCGTCAGTCCGAACTGGCTGACCGCAGGCGCATCGTCGGGCGTGCGGAAGTGGATGCGGCGCTGAAGGGAGAAGGCCATCACGCCTCCTCCGCCAGCATCAGCCCGGCCGGCAGGACATAGAAATCCTCCACGTCCCGCTCGATCGAGATGCCCGGCACCGTGACCGCAACGTCCGGCTCCTTCAGCATCGTCTCCTTGTCCAGCTCATGCTTGGTGCGCAGGAACTTGGGCGCCAGATACGAGGTCTTAAGCCAGTCGACGATGTCGGCGATCTTGCCCGTCACCTTCACCGAGGGAGGCCGCGTCCGCCAGCCGAACAGCCCGGCCGCCGTCTCGACCTGCTTGGTCTTGCCGTCGCTCGTCAGCTCCGACCGCCGCGCCTCGGCATAGGCCTGCAGCCGCTTCTCCAGCTGCTTGCAGGCCTGCTTGTGCGGCTCGGCCAGACGTTCATGCGCCTCTTTCAGACGTGCAGTCTCACGCTGCAGATCCGCGCCGATCAGAACCAGCTGGTTCGTGTGCTCGCCGATCTCACGGATGATGGCGTCGGCCTCCGCGGCCGACTGCGGCACCTGCAGCGCCGGGGCCTTCTTCCGGCTCGATGTCGCGCTCATGTGCCATCTCCCTTGCCCATCATGCAGGCCGAGACGATGGCCAGCGACCGCATCAGGCGCGCGCGCTCGTCCTCATCCGCCTGGTCCCATCGGCCGACCAGCTCGCAGGCCGCGAACACGATCGGCAGGCCCTCTGCCGCCAGCTTGGCCAAGGCCAGGATCTCTGCCTGGCTGAGGCCCGTCAGCTCTCGCGTCAGGCGCGCCTGATCCTTGACCGCCACGATCCGGCACGCCTTCAGATAGGCGTGGATCGGATTGGCCGGGTCGATGCGCGCCGCGCTGACCTCGCCGGGCGTCATCCCGATCGAGCGGGCATAGTCGTCGGCGATCGCCTGCAGATCTGGCGCGCCGTCGTCGCAATGGTACAGCCCCACGCTCATGCCCGGCCTCCATCGATCGGCGTCAGGACGGGCCGCGACGGCGTCGGGCCGCCACGCCGCGCCATGGCGATGCAGTCTTCGACGGGCGTCGATTGCGCCTGCTCGATCTTGTCCAGGTGGTCGAGGCACGAGCGCGTCTGGGCCTCATAGGCCTCGTAGGACAGCACGCCGTTAAGGGCCAGATTGCGCCCGCGCTCCAGCAGGCTGCGGATGGCGGCGAGGTGATGTTCGGTTTCCATGGCGTGATCCTCCCTTAGAGCGTGACGCCGGGTGAAAGCTGGGCGAAGGCATCGTTGATGTGGCGGATGCTTGGAGGCTCCGCCTCGTCGATGCGGGCGAGACGCGTGGCGAGTTTCAGAACCTTGCCCATGCCGCGCAGTCCGCCCGGCAGCATCGCCACCTTTTTCAGCATCGACAGGATCTCGGCATCGGCGACGCCCCAGGCCGCGGCGATGATCTCGACATCGGCGGGCAGCGGCTTGGTGCGCTTGTCGCGCATGCCGATGCGGCTCGAAAACTGCGCGAACGCATTATTCCGCCCGGCGTCGAACAGCTGGAACACGCTCTCATGGCCAACGAAGGCCAGCCCCATCGTCACGCCGGCCGAGCTTGCGCGATCGTTGATCGAGCGCAGCTCGTCGATCGCCTGCTGCGACAGATGCTGCGCCTCGTCGATGATCAGCATGCCGCCCGACTCGGCATAGCGGTCCGAGACCTTGCGGCTCAGCGCCTGCGGCGTGCCCTTGGGGTCCTTCTCGCCCAGCGCCAGCAGGATCGCGACCAGCGCGGTGTTGATGCCGCGCGACGACGGCGCCATCGTCGCCAGCGTGACGCGCGGCCGCGTCGCCTGGTAGTGGCGGCAGGTTGCGGACTTGCCGCAGCCGGGCCCCCAGCCGGCGACGACGATGTCGCCGTCCATCTGGGCATAATCCAGCATGGTCAGCAGCCGCTCGGCCGACTTCGTGCGCTGAAACGGCGGTTCGGCGATCAGCTCGCGCGCCCGCAACTGCTTGTCCTGCCGGAAGTCAAGCCAGCGGCTGACCTTGTCAGCGATCTTGTCGTTGCGCCCGGCATAGCTGCGGCCCTTCCACAGGCTCAGCGTACCTTCCGCGATGCCGGCCAGCTTCGCGGCTGCCGCGACGGTCAGACCGTCCGCATGCAGCGCATCCAGGAATGCCTGGCGGATCTGCTCCACCTGGCCCTCATCCCAGATCGGCGTGTCCGGGCTTTTCTCAACTGCGGAAATCATGGTAACAGGTCTCCATTCCAAGTGACGTGCTTTGCTTCAGGCCCGGCGTTCCAGCGCCGGGCCTATTCGCTCGTGACGACCCGCAGATGGTCCGGCCGCGTGGCCGCCCAGTGCTCTGCAAGCCGGTCGAGGGAATCTCTTCTGTTCGGTTTGTCGTGGGGCTCCGGCGTCATCGCCGGCAGCGGCCGCGCCTGCAGCGCGAGCGCGCCGAAGACCGGACGGATGATCTTGGGCTCCTCAGGCGTCGCGTCGGGCGACTCGCGCGACGCGGCCGCGTGCATCTCGGCCAACTGGGCGGCCGTGTGCCGCACCTCGGCCTTGGCCAGTTCTTTCGTCGCCCGCTTGAAATCGCCCAGCGCACGCGCCTGTTTGCGGCCTGCGTCCATGTCGGCAAAGCCGGCCTTCAGGATGCAGGGTGCGGCGCCGATGAAGCGGTGGCTGAGGTCATAGGCATAGACCTCGCCATGCAGGTCCTGCGGATCGAAGCGGATAAAAACCTTCTTGCCGCAATAGGCCAGCAGCGCCTCGCTCTGGTAGCGATTGCCCAGGATCGTCACCGCGCCGTCGTCGCGGGCACAGGTCACTGGCTGCGAGGACAGCATGCACAGGCGCAGCTGCTCAGGCGTCGCTTTGCGGATGCCGCCGGCCTCCGCCATCGCCTTGTACGAAGCCTCGAACGCCTGGTCGAACGACAGCCGCCCACCGCAGACATCGCTGCGTCGTCCGGTCCTGGCGTTCCAGGCCGCGATCTCCACCGCGACCACGTCCAGGAAGGCATCGAGCGGCACGGTGCGCGCGCCATAATTGGCCGGCTTGTCGACCGTGTTGGGTCCGGTATAGGCGCCCTCGAAGGCCGGGTGCTTGGCGATCTCGCCTGCGAAGTCGCGCCACGAGCGCTCGATGGGTTTGGACTGGCCCGAATAGGGCTTGGTCCAGTGCACCTTGATGCCCAGCGCCGTCAGCATGCCCTGGCTGTCTTCGGGCAGCACCTTGAAGCGATAGCGGTTCGCCTGACCGCCGGTGACCTGCTTGCTGGCATAGGCGCGGCCATTATCCAGCCAGATATCGGTGGGCAGGCCATAGGTCCGGAAGGCGTCGCCGAAGGTCAGGCGCACGGCCTCGCTGGTCTCCGACCGTCCGACCCGCCAGGCCAGCATCTTGCCGGAATAGAGATCGCTGATGCCAACCATCGCCGGGCGCGCTTGCGTCCCATCCGGCCAGTCGACCATGACATCCCAGGTGTGAGTGTCCGAAACCATCGCCTGCGTCGCGTGGAACATCGACCGGTCGCGCGTCTGATGCGGGAAGGCCGCGTTCAGCGCGTCCGGCCCTTCGCGCAGCAGGATCTGCACCGCAGGCGGCACGTCCTTCAGCAGGCGCCGCTTCATCACCGGAAGCGGGGCCAGCTGGACGCCCTGCTGCTGCGCCAGGCGTTCGGTGCGCCGCCAGCAGCTCTCCCATGACGGCTGCGCCAGGCGCAGATAGTCCGCCTTGAAGATCTCGAACAGCGCCTCGTCGATCTCGACGCGCAGATGTCCGCCCTGATGGCGCGGCGTCAGCGCCGGCAGGCGATCCGATCGGTCGACCCCTTCGACCAGCTTGAACCAGGCATAGATCGAGGCCTTGGACACATTGCGCTCGGCGGCGATCGCCAGCACCGCGGCGGTGCGTCCGCCGCTGAGGCTCAACGTCTCCACCGCCTGCAGGATCTCCAGCCGGCGGCGCGCCTCGGCCTTCTTGGCCTCGCCCAGCCGCTCGAACGCTGCCCAGGCATCTTCGCGCGTCGGCGGAGCCGACATCGCCGCGACCGGCTCAAGCGCCGCACGCGCGGCCTGCGGTAGCAGCGAGACGTGATATTCCATACCGCCACCGCGCCCCTGGCGGGGCCGCGCCAGCGCTTCGCCGCGGGCATTGCGCGCCAGTGCCCAGCCTTCGCGATCCGCCAGCGCATTGATATTCCGCTTCGCTGTCGGCAGGCCCGGCAGGCAGGCCGCCGCGATTTCGGCGGCGGTCATCCAGCTCCGGCGCAGATCCATCATCATGCCCATCAGCGACGTCCTCGCACCGCTGGCGTGACCGGACTCACCGGCATGGTGCGCGCCAGCAGGCGCTCGCGGGACTTCAGCTCTTCGATCTGGCGGGCGATCAGGCCGCGCTGCGCGAACAGAGCATCGGCGCCGGCCAGCACGGTCACGCCCAGGCCTTCGGTCGCCACGTTCAGCAGCCAGATCTGGCCGGTCGCCTGGATCAGCGCGCGCAGGCGCGTCATCGAAATGTCGTGGCCCTCCCGCGAGGCGCTGGCATAGGCGTTCAGCATGTGCTCGCTGATCGGCTCGCCCAGCGCTTCAGTCATCTCCATTGCGACGCGGCCGCGCGACTTGCCGCTCTCATGCAGCGCCTCGGAAATCGCCTGCGCCATGCGGATGCGGAAATCCGATCCGGTGATGACGCCCTGCGGCGTCTCGACCGGGTACAGCGCGCGCGCGTCCTGGAACAGGTCGCCCTGGGCGTCGTTCTTGGGGAAGCGAGAGCGCTTCGTAGCCATCAGCCTTCCGCCTCCTCGTCCGCGATGCGGTAAGGATGCGCACCGTGGCCGTTGACGGATTTCATCTGGCGCAGATGGCCGGGCAGCGGCCACAGCGTGATCAGCGGACCCTGCTCCAGGGCGAAGACATAGACATGCCCGCAATGGACAACGATGTGCGCAGGCCGCTCCGGGTCGGCACGGTCATCCAGGTAGCGGCGCAGTCGGCCGCGCGTCGCAGCCAGCGCGGTGCCCTGCGCCAGCGCCACCTCGGCCGCGTGTGCGGCCGCGCGCTTGCCGACGCCCAGCCGACGCGCCAGCCGGTATTCGCCATGCCGTGTCAGGACCGCCGGTCGGGTCATGCGGGCTGGCCCTCTTCGGGCGGCTGCCAGCGGATGGCAACGCCTGAAAACAGGATGCGGCCATGGACCCGCTGCCACCAGTAGCTCATATGATCGAAGGGCTTTACCTCTCCGAGGGCGCGACGGGCGAAGCCATGAAAGCCATCACCTCGCGCATAGGCATCAGCCTCATCGTCGATGACGGGGATGCCGTTGACCTGCAGCGTCGGCAGGCCCCTCAGATCGAAGATCACCTCGTCGACGCCAACGCAGATCTGATCGGGAATGATCTTGCGGCAGTGCTTCGTCCGCATGGCAGTGAACAGCTGCACCATCTCGCCAGGCCGCGCGTGACGCTTGCGCGGCAGCCGGATGGTCTGGCGCTTCGTACCTGCCTCGATGTCGGCGATAAACGCGGTGTTGAAGGAATAGGCCACCATCAGTGACGGCCTCCGCTATGCGCGGCCGCCAGGTCCTTCAGCTCGCGCACGATCAGGCTCAGGCTGTGAGAAATCTCGCCCACCCGCGCGCGCAGATCCGCGCCGTCGATCGCGGCGACCAGCCCGCCCAGATCGGCGGACGCACGGTCGGCATTGTTAGCCGCCGACAGCAGGACGATGATCGAACCCCGCGCCTCGGCCATCAGATGAGACCCTTCTCGTAGGCCAGGTCTTCACTGATCGTCAGCACGAACGTAGCCCCGCCCGCGCCCTCCAGCTCGCCGACCCGCTTTGGGATCCAGACGGACCGGTCGCCATCATTGACCAGCCAGGCCAGCTCGCTCTGACGCACCAGCGTGCACTCGATCTCAACGGGGCGCTTGCCGTGGCGGGCCATCAGGCGGCCCTTCCCATCAGTTTCATCTGCCGCTCGAAGACCGGGACCTTGTCCTCGCAGGAACTGCACACGCCGATCGACGTTGCCTCGTCCAGCTTCAGCCATTTGCGGCGCAGCAGGACCAGGACGCCCTCATTCGATCCGCAGCCCAGGCACCGCGGCTCGCGGCGCAGCTTGGATGTGCGTTTGCCAGCCATTAGGAGACGAACCTCATGTCGATGGCCGCCATCTGCGGCTCAGGCAGCGCCGCCAGCGCCGCGTCGAACAGCGCCAGGCGGTTCTCGTCATGCGTCTGCGGCGACACCATGCGGATCCAAACCTTGACCGGCGTGCCGTATTCGTCAGCGCCCTCCCAGACCCGGCATTCAATGCCGTCGATCATCTGGATCGTCGCAGTGGGTGTCAGGGCCAGCTTCATGGCGTTGCTCCCTTTTTGGGCGGCACGGTCACCGCAAAACCCTTGGGCAGCGGATCGCCCGACATGGCGGACAGGAAATCGGCCTTGCCCTTGGCCGTTAGGCGGCGGAACGCCGCCAGGGCCACCTTCAGGTGCTTCTCCTCGGGCCGCTCTTCCCGCCCGCCGCCCAGCAGATGCAGCGCCCCTGCAGCCGTGCTGGCCTTGCCCGAGGCGATCGCCTCAACAGCGCTGGCCTGGTCATCCGGATGCATCTTCGCCAGGGCCAGCAGTTGCGAAGTTTTCGACCCAATTGGCGTCTCGCGCAGCTTGGCGACAGCCTCAGGTTTCAGGCCGCGATAGAGGGCGATGTCATTGCGGATTGTTCGGGCCGTAAGGCCCAGCTTTTCGGCGAGTTGGTCTTGCAGGTCGTATGCGCCGGAAATCATTTCCGCCGCATCGCCGCCCTCAGTTTTCACCCGGTCGGCCCAGCGCGCGATGGAGCCCATCTTCTGCTTGTGGTCGCCCAGCGTCGTGCCGCGCCGCTGCAGCTCGATCTGATACCACTCAGCCACATGCGCGGCCCGGTCCAGCGGGCTCAGCTCGTGCCGCACCAGGTTCTCGCTGATCTCCCGCGACCGCCGCGTCAGCGTCTCATGGTCGACGATGCGGGCATTGATCTCCGTCCAGCCCAGCCGGACGCAGGCCTCCAGCCGATGCGCGCCGGCCACCAGGCGGTAGCCCTCGCCTTCGTGACAAACCTCGATCCGCGTCAGCAGCCCGTTCCGCCAGATGTCGCCGACCAGGAACTGTACATGCGCCTCAGAAACTGGCCGCAACCGGTCGACAACCCGGATCGCCTCGATGTCGATCACCTCGATCTTTTCTGCGTCCGGGCCGGGCTGGGGCGCGGCGGATACTGCGTCTGCCATGTCTAGGCCGCCTGTCCGTTTTGACGCAGCGACTCACGGCGGTTCGTGATAGACGTTTCACGAACGTGATGACTGCGCCTCCGGCCCGAGGCTTCGTATCGCGCCGGCCACAGCAAATGCAGGGAGACACCCAGAAGCTCGGATATTGCCTGCTCCGCTCGTGGATAGGGCCGCACCAACGCAACCCGGCATGCACTGGCATCAAGCCCGCTTTCCAGCGCGAGGCGAGTCAGGGTTGTGCCGGTCTTTCGGACCTCGGCCTTGATGTCTTCAGGGTGCCAGCGTCGGCGCATCACGTTCCCGCATTTCAAATCACGTTCGTGATAATGAACATGCGTTCGTGATGAAAATCAAGCTTCACGGATGCGAATTCATCATGAATGAAGAAACAGGCTTCGATTTCGACGGTTTTTCATCGAGATTGCGCGATGCGATCTTTCCCAGGAAGCTCCAGGAGGTCGCAACCGAGGCGGGAGTGAGCCAAAGCGTGATATCGGGATACATCAACCCAAGGGACGGCAAGAGCGGTCCGCGCCTCGACATCGTGGCGCGCCTGGCTGGCGTTCTCGGCGTGTCGCTCGACTGGCTTGTCTTCGCCAAGGGTGACGGTCCGGACGGCTCGATCGTCAGGATCCCGCTCTACGATGTCCGGCTCGCTGCTGGCCCCGGCGCCTGGAACGAACGGGCGCCGGTGATCGACCGGATTCCCTTCACCGCGAATTTCCTCAAGCACACCCTGAAGCGCCGTTCACCGGACGGGCTCGTGATGTTCGAGATCATCGGCGACTCGATGGGCGACCGGCTGCCCGATGGCGCTCAGGCCATCGTCGATACCGGCGACAACCGCGTCTCGGACGGTATCTTCGCGTTCGTCCAGGACGACGAGGCGAGGGTGAAACGCGTCAAACGCCTGGTCGACGGCCTGATGCTGATCTCCGACAACGCGGCGTACCCTGAAGAAGTGGTCAAGGGCGCACAGCTGAACAAAATCGCAATCATCGGCCGGCTGCTCTGGGCAGCCAGGGCGATGTAGTCACTGGAAGAGGCGCGTAGCCATGCTGTTTTTCGGAATAATCTTCGTGGCGCTGGGCTGTGCCGGCCTGTTCGTGGGCGGCTTCGGCACCATGATCGGCGCAGCAGCCATCTGGCCGACCTCTGCCCTGATCTTCCTCAGCGGCATCGTCCTGATCGCCGCCTCGCGGATCGTCGACGCCATCGGACGCCAGAAGCAGGCCTCGTCATCTTCCAGCGGTCACGCCGCCGAGCCGCCCCTGGTCAAATACCCAGCCCAGTTTCGCGGCTAACGGCAACCCATCGCGCATGGCAGTGATCGACCTTGCCGGCTTTTTAGAGAGGGCGATGTGAAGAACAAAGGCGGCGTTCTAGCGGCAATTTGCGGGTGTATCTGGCTCTCAGGCTGTATGGTGAGCCATTCAACGACCGCCAAATTGGACGTAGTCTACCCGGTGAATGCTTACGATCTTGCAGAGTGTACTTTTGCGAGCATGGGAGCGCCACCGAATGACCGGCCCTATTTTGTGACTTACACGCCTCTGAAGACACAGGGAAAGGCAGAGATTATTTGGGGAACCGCCTTTATTCTTCAGTTTCTAGAGACAAGCCAGACCGAGACTCGAATTATAGGGCTGGAACCGGACTCGGTTTTTGGTTTGACGGAGACGATGCGAGCGAAACACGTAGAACCATGCGTCGATCGCCTGACAAATGCTGATCCGTCCAACAACGTTAGCGGCCACCTTCGTTGATCCCCGCGCGGCGCATGAGCTCGCCGATCGACACGCCATCCAAACGGCAGACCGCCACGATCCTGTCATAGCTCCGATGCTCTGCCAGGCATGTGACTTCGCGCCCGCGCGCAATGTGGTCCAGCGCCGCCTTAGCCGCCGCGCCTTCGCGCTCGCTCAGTTCGGGCGCATTGAAATCCGTCAGTCGCACCTCGACTCCGCCGCGCACCTTCCCGACGCACAGACTGTCGCCATCGCCGACATAGGTCACGCGCCCCTCGAACGTGTCTCCCTGGTGCGGCAGCTTCGCATGGCAAGGATCCGCCAGCGCCGAGCCGGCCAGCCCCGTGATTGCAATCAGCCAGGCTAGAAGGCCAAGTTGGTATCCCGCCATAGGTCGACCGCCTGCCTCTATTTCGATGCGCGATAGAGCGCCACGCCCAGCCAGATCGCCGCGCTGCCCAGCGTCACCATGCCCAGCATCCGCATGTCCAGCGCCAGGCACAAGATGGCAAGGCCAACGCCCAAAGCGCTCTGGCCGATCGCCCTCCTGACGCCTTGACTGATCATCGAATGCCATCCCAGTTCGGCTTGCCCGCGCAATGGGTATGACACCGGCCCCGCTTTGAAAAGTCGCGGATTTCCGCCTCCAACGGCCAGCATCCCACTTCTTCTGGAACTGGGATGCCATCGTCCCGGTTGCCGACCCCCACCTAGGCCATTGCTGTCGTCGAGCCGCTCGGGAAAGGCCGCTCCTCGGCGTCCCTTAAACGCCTGTTTTCCGGCTTTAAGGGCGCTTTTAGCGTCGCCTAAGGCCCACTGTGCAGAAGCCCCGCCAACAAGCGCCAATCCGCGCCGCACGCTGCCGCGCTGTCTAAATTCACCATTTTTCTAGACATCGAGCGCCGGGCGTCCCACCATGCCGAAATCGCCGTTTTTTGCCGGTTTTCCGCGCCTTCCGTCCCACCAAGTCCCGCCCAATCCCGCGAAATCCCGGCGTCCAGATATCAATGATCACTTACAC